TTGTTTTCGCTTGCCGGGTAAAAAAGAAACCACATCAATCATGCTAGTATTATAGCAGGATTTTTGAACAGAATCAAGCCCTATCGGTACAGGAGATTTTCCACGTATCCGGTGCTGATGATCACAGCCGCTCCTTGGTTTTGGGGGCTTACTGGGTATTGTCCGCCGGTGATGGCTGCATTTGGTATACGCCAATATCCGCTACCGCCGTCGATAACGTTAATTCCTGTGACAGCACCAGTAGCTGGATCCCATATGGCTTCGGCTCTGGCGCCGGCACCGTTTCCTGCAATAGTTACCAAGGGTCTGGCAGCGTAACCACTGCCGTTGTTTTGCATGGTGATACTGGTTATAACGCCGTCCTCCACAAAGGCTGTGGCGAACGCCGGAACCTGATTTTGATAGTAAGGCACAGCAAACAGACTTGAATCAAAGGCCAGGCGTACTAGGGGATGCCAACCCACAATATTCATGTAAATGGTGCGAGTTTCATTGAAATAGGTTGTAGACTCAGTGATGTTGTAAAATATGCTTTGATAGTTGTCGGCGGCCTGAGCCTTGATAGTTCCAGTATATCCCACCAGGTCCATTTGAATTGTGGTCACTGCCTGACGTGGCTCAATAAAACTGCTGACGAACTGTGGATTAACATAGCTGTTCCAGCCACCACCCGGACCACCCGCTCCGCCGCCGGCCCAATAAGGACTGTTGGGATAATTTTCGTAACCACTACCATCATAGCTGAACTGTGCGCTGAGTTCCATAGTGGGTATGGTCAAAGGTGCACTGGGCACATACTGTGGTAGAACACTGTCTACAATGTCTACGGGTGCCCTGGCACCGGCCTGGGCATCCACAAATACAGCATCCGAGTAACCGCCGCCGGGCTGTGTGCGTTGTATGCTGTAGCTGGCTGGTTGTGCCAGCACATCCAGCAGTTCGCTTCCGTCAAATTCCACCTTGACTCGACCGGTGGCACCGTTGAGTATGACCATGGGCTTTTGCAACAGCAACTCGTTGCTTTGGGTATTAATCACTCGGAATACAAAGCCACTGCCAGTCACATTGACCGGCTTTTGTTCTTGATTGATAAATTCAAACAAGATCACATTGTCAACACCCTTGTTTATAGTTAAACGTTTTGCGTACACAGGATCATACCTATAGATAAAAGTTTCACCACCGCCGGTGTCCATCAGCAACACGCGAGCCAACTGTTGATAAAGGTATACTTGGGTGGAATACATACAGAGTATTTATGGATTTGGATTGAGTCGGGTCAACCAAACCATAAATATCCGCATAATATGAGCCACGAATTGTTTGCCAAACTCGCAGAAAAATACCCGTTTATAACGTTGTGTGTGTATGCCAGCACTGAATACGTGGGCATCATACAGAACCAAGACGATGCTGTGACCACAATTTACGATTTTGGCAGCATACACAGTCTGTCAGAAAAACAACGATTTTTGGAACTGGCCAACATATGGTGGTGGGAATCAAACCGCTCCATACCCATCAACATATTTCTCAAGGGCGAGTGGGATCTATTTCGACCCTATTTGCGCACACTGACCAACAAGGACTTGGAAATTGTACACGGACCTGTGTGCAGTCTTAGCGAAATGGCCCGCAAAAAAAGCAAAAGAAAAAGCATTACTTTGGTACGTAGAATTGATTAATTGTCGCTTAAAATTGATTTTGTACCAGCCTGGTGCACGTGGTGATTTTGTGTGTGGTTGGGCTGGTCTGTTACAGAATGTGATTAACAATCAATGGACAATTGATCCTACGACTGGGCTCAGTAGTGGACATTTTGCTACCAAAGCTTTAGAACATGGCCGCAATCTGGACGAAGTTCTATTAGAAGAAAATTTGGTCTTGGATGCCAACAGTGACTTGTTTTATGTTGCACCATGTCATGGTACCGACCTGGAAATAGATTCTTTTAAAGACCTGGTCGATGCAGGGTTGATGCAGTTGTATGCCATAGATGTAACAAATGCAGACTTGGCAACCGTGGCCTGGGAAATGATTGTGAAAAGTTTTCTTTCACACCGAAACACAACGTGGCATGAAACTGCACACAAATCCTGGACCATTGATTCTCAAATTGATCTTCCTTGGTCTGAAATCACTGATCAACATCGTGTTGATACCTTAAAGCCCCGGACTCAAAAAAAAGTATACTTGCCAGCTGTGGAAAAATTTTTAAATTCCCCCGGCGTCACAGTATTGGATTATACAAAATTATTTGTCACGGGCGGAAGTCATTACTTTTGTGATCGACTTGGACTTGATGCACCCGAAGTATGTCATGAATTTTGGAATCAAATGTTAAAATTTGCAACAAGCCCAGATTCCATCACTGTTTGGAATTACACTTGGAACAAAGAAGATTTCTGTAAATCGAAAGATAGTATTAACTCAAAAGATTCATGTGTAACGCTACCAAAGCAGCATATGAAATTGCATGCGATTTCTTAAACACAAAGCCTTGACTGTTGTCCCCGTCCCACACTGTGTTAAATACTTGCTCCCAGGATTGTCCTTGTAAGTGGGCCTTGCCCGGACGAATAATTGAAATAAAAGCAGCCATTCTGGGAATGCTGTCGGGACGCATTGATTTAAGCAACTCTGTGTAGTTACCAATGTGTGCCAATTGAGCAGCCCACTCAGTGTCAGTCCACAATCTGGACCATGGTGGGTCTTGACCTAATAGTTGTTCGTAGTGCTCGGAACTTGAGATCAACTGATACACGCTCATGTTTAACAAGTCTATTTTAAAATAACCCAGGCGTTCTGCTTGTTCGTAATCTATAGCGGCGCAGTCATTGACAGGATCATAAGGAATATCTGTCACATATACACCTGAATTGTGGCGTCGTGCTTGTCTTTGATGAGTTTGCCTGGCAGGAGTGGCCTGTATCAACTTTAACAGTTGATCTCTGTCGGCCAAATCAATATCGATATCTGCGCTCATGTCCAAGTTTCACTAGTTGTGCATTAACATACGATTCTTCAAACAAATTTAGTGTGTCAGGGTCATTGCCAGTGTTGTTGATAACATCCTGTACAACTTGATCACATTTTTGTTTTGAACGTGCATACGGTTGTCTTTTCATAAACTGACTGTGCAGTTTCCTAACAGTGTCATAATCATTATACTGCAAATTGGCCCAGGTCGCAAGCTTTTTGAGTTCATCAATAAACCAATCTTCGTTGTAAAAACTAGCGTAGGGAAAACGATGCACATCTTGCGTTTCTTTGTATTTCATTAATTGCTGTTGTCGGCACATTGCCAATGTCATATTACGCTCATAAAAATTTCTTAGAATGTGCCTTGGACAATCTGGGTGCTCTTTATCGATTGCCAATGGCATAACATCATATTTGTCTGCCAATATCTGCCGAGTTTTTGCGGGCAAGGTCTCAAAGTGTGTCAACACATGAATTTTGGGCAATGATAACTCCTCACAAACTGCATTGTATTTGGGTCGTACTATTTCAACAAAATAGTCTAGCTTGATACTGTTAAGAATTCCGTACCAGTCTGAGTTGTTTAGTTTTTCGTAGGTGTTGTGCTCCAAGTGGTCGGTGTCGAATGCAAAATTTCCAGATCTTAGAAAAGAAATTTGTGCCAAGGGCAAAATATCGTCCTCGGTAAAGTGGACACTGATTATCTTGGTAGTAGGCAATACAATACCTTGACAAGTCCAGTGCTCAGCAAAAAATATTTTTTTTTCTTGGTCTATGTATTGTTTACAATGCGCAGTGCCATCGGAACAAAATGGTACATCAAATTTTGTTTCAACCCCGGCCATTTTATTGCAGACAAATTCCAAAAAGTTGCCATGGCTGCCCGAATAAAAATCAATACAAATTTGCGGATCTCGAACTATATTGTTTGCGTTTTCCAATTTACCAGCCTGCCTTGTTTAACATTTCTCGAACATATTCTTGATCGGCCACATAGTCACTGAATTTTTTCATCCACACTTCACTGTCAATATAGGGCCAGATCATGGCTATCTGACTGGCATCTAATTCACCCAGGAACCGTTGTCCGCTTTCACAATTATACACTATCCAGGCGCTGATGCGACCGGTGGTCACAGCATAAACCATGGCGTTGGTATTGCCGTAACGCAAGCAGTCCTCAGCAGGATTGCCTGTCTGTTCTGACCACCCTATGCCAAACTCCATGGCACGAGCCAAGGCATCATTCACATTCTCCACACGCAAGTAGTCTACCAGGTATTCGGTGTACATGGTATCTCGGCTCCAATGGTCAATCTTCTTGTTGTGTTTGAGTAACCATTCCATAAATCTAGCCGGATTGACAGCCCGGGTATCCACGCAGTATCTACCAAATTTTACAAAAGCACGATAGTAAGGACTAGCCGCAAAGTCTTCAAATGTTTTTAATCGGGCACTACCCTGTGACATTTCATAGAACTTTAGATAGGCCTGAAGGCCCAGTTGTACTCCACGCTCGTTTTGTTCTTGGAATCGCCGTTTGGGTTCGCACATGTGTACGGCCAAGCTGGTTTCTTTGACAAAACTTCGGTTGCAATACCTGCATTCGTACATTACTTTTCACGGCCCAGAGCTTTGACATAGGCTTCTATGTCTTTTTTGGTGTTGATTTCAGCTAGGACTTCTAGCTCGTCGTCTTTGAGATGCGGAAACAATTCTGACAGTTGTTTTTTAATGCTGCCTGCACCGGGTTCTTTTTTCTTGGGAGCAATCCAGGAATGGCGTTGTGTACCCATGCCAGGACTGACTGTGGTAGCACACAACCATTGTAGTTTTGGATGTCGATTGATAGTAAAAAAATGTTTGTTAAGTCGCTCATTGGTTGCTATCAGATAAAATTCTTGCAGGTCTTTGCCACCTTGTACACTTGATCCATAACGGATCATAAGGAAGTTGCTGAACTTTTTGCGCTCGTCAACAGTGAGGCTATCATAAAACGTTCGATCTTTGCGATCGAACACAGCCATTTCGTTGTTGATGCTGAGTTTGTCCACTACCAGGCCTTGTTGTAGTCTAATACTTCGCAGTTCCTGCTAATGTCCTTGACAAAGTACACACACTCGGGCTTGGCATCGGTGCCTACCGGCACACACAACAGCTGACCGTTTTTGAGTTTGGGTGCATACCAGGTTACCTCTTGGTACA